ATGGCACAAAAAAATTTGAATTTAGGCGAAAGATCTTTAAAAGAAAAGATGTAGATACTGTAGTTGTATATGCAACCAAGCCTATAGGAAAGGTTGTGGGAGAATTTGAAATAAAGCAAGTAATTTCAGATACTCCTAAGAGCATATGGAATATGACAGAACAATATGCTGGTCTTGATAAATTAGATTTTTATAATTATTTTGAAGGATTAGATGAAGCATTTGCTATTCAAATTTCTAAAGTTACGCCTTATAAAAAACAACTAGATTTGAGTGAACTAGAAGATGGAAATTTAAAAGCTCCTCAGTCATTTATATATTTGAATGGATAAGTATATTATCAGCATCTAGTATTGGAGGTGACTAATATAAACAACATTAATTGGACAATAGTAGCTAGCATAGCTGCAGCTGTATCAGCATTTGCATCTTTAATTAGCATTATTATAAGTTACCATTGGAATAGAAAAACATATAAGGCAAATGTTGAAATTGAGCCAAAATTAGAAGCATTATATACTTTAAGAAAATTAATTCCAGATTATATTGCTGAAATAAATTATGTTACTTATTTATACTGTAAGGCTGCAGCTAATCAAAATGATGAAAGACGAGCTAAGGAGAATATACTTCCAGACGGTGTAATTTGGGGTAATATTACTTTTGAAGATCACGATAGACAAATGGCAAAAACCAAGCTCGTTCACGAACATTTAACAGCTATTCTTAGATTAGAAGGGGCTGCGTTACTGTTAAAGGATGCTCAAGAGCTTTGGAATTGTCTAAGTTTAAGGAAAGAATATTATAAAGAAGCTACAAATGAATTCGTATCTCAAAAAGAAAAAGAATTCAATCATTTGTTAAATGAAACAAGTGATAAATTAAATAATGATTTTATAGAATATTATAAAAGTAAAATTGAACTTTATGAAAAAGGAAAGTCAGCATAAGCTGGCTTTTTATTTTGTCTAAATTAAGGTGGTGGTGAGATGTTTTGGAACGGAAGTTAACAACTAAACAAAAAGTATTTTGTGATGAGTATATAAAATCTGGAAATGCTAAAGAGGCAGCTATTAAGGCGGGATATTCTCCAAAAACTGCTAAATCAATTGGTCAGGAAAACCTGACTAAACCTGACCTGAAAGCTTATATTGACGCTAAAATGGCTGAAATTGAGTCACATAAGATTGCTGATGCTAAGGAAGTGTTGGAATTCTACACGAAAGTACTCCGAGATGAAGTTGTTGAAGAAGTTCCAATGTCTACTGCCGATGATGTGGTTGTAATCAAAAAGAAGCCTTCTTTCAAGGACAAAATTACAGCTTCAAAAGAAATTATGAAGCGATATCCATTAGTTGATCCTATTGAGAAACAAAAACTTCAAAAACTTATTGCAGATACTCGTATATCGGAAGCCAAGGCTACAGTTGCTGAACGTTTAGGTAGTGAAAACACTGAACAACTTGATGATTTAATTAATAAACTTGTAGGAGAAGAAAAGAAAGATGGGACTAGATCAGATCCTAACTCATAAACAAAAACAAGTGCTTCATTCATATTTACATGATGATTGGAAAATTATGATCTTATCCGGTGCTTTCAGAGCTGGTAAAACAGTAATGAATAATTATATCTTTGTGATGGAGCTAAAACGTATTGCTAAGCTTGCCAAGAGTAGAAAAGATCCACATCCTCAATATATTTTGGCAGGGTATAGTTCTAATTCCATTTACACTAACGTTATCAGTGCGATTGAATCATATTTTGGAATTACCATGAAAACTGATAGACATGGACATTATCATTTGTTTGGAGTAGATATAGTGCCATCTTACACAGGATCAATCCGTGGGGTTGGGTCAATTCGTGGTATGACAAGTTATGGTGCTTATATAAATGAAGCGAGTTTAGCTACTCATGACGTATTTCAAGAAATACTGCAACGTTGTTCTATTGAAGGAGCGCGTATTATTTGTGATACAAACCCTGATATACCAACGCATTGGTTAAAAACGGATTATATTGATAATCCAGATCCTAAAGCACGTATTAAATCTTTTACTTTTACTATTGATGACAATACTTTTTTATCAAAGGATTATGTCGAATCAATTAAAGCGGCGACTCCTAAAGGGATGTTTTATGATCGTGGTATTTTAGGTCAATGGGTTACAGGTGACGGTATTGTTTATAGAGATTTTGATAAAGACAAAATGGTTATCTCTAGGGAACAAGTTCCAGATGATTTAGAGTATTACGTTGGCGTTGACTGGGGTTATGAACACCCTAATCCAATCATTCTTCTTGGTGATGATAAGGACGGTAATACGTATGTGCTAGCTGACTACACAAAGAAACATAAGTTCATTGATTATTGGGTAAGGATTGCGAAGAACTTGCAGGCAAGTTTTGGACGCAATCTTATTTTTTATGCTGATTCTGCTCGTCCTGATAACGTAAGTGAATTTCAAGCTAATGGTATTAACTGCATAAACGCTAATAAGAACATCATGCCAGGAATTGAGTGTGTTGCTAGAAAAATGCGTATTGGTCAATTTTATGTAGTTGATACAGCAGCAAGCGGATTACTAGAAGAAATTTATCAGTATGCTTGGGACGACAAAACAGGTTTGCCACTCAAAGAAAATGATGTGAGACACAATGACCGACTAGATGCTATTAGATACGCAATTTACAGTAGAAACAAGAAGGGAGGTTTCGTGCCTTGGAATTAGAAGCGTTAAAGAAGTTAATCCAGAACACTTCTTCAAGTCGTGATAATTTGATTAATAACTACAAAAAGTCAGTCGACTATTACGAAAATAAGACTGATATCACTACTAGAAATGACGGTAAGCCCAAACTTAACAAAGAAGGCAAAAAAGATCCTTTAAGAAGTGCTGATAATCGTATTCCATCTAACTTCTATCAACTTTTAGTAGATCAAGAAGCAGGATATGTTGCGTCTGTTTTTCCTGACATTGATGTAGGAAAAGATACGGATAACCAGAAGATCCTTGATGTATTAGGCGATGATCGTGCTTTAACTTTAAACGGGTTATTAGTAGATAGTTCTAATGCGGGTAGAGCTTGGCTCCATTATTGGATTGATGAAGACAATAATTTTAGATATGGAATTATCCAACCTGACCAGATTACACCAGTTTATGCAACAACATTAGATAATAAATTGCTAGGTGTACTTAGAAGTTACAAGCAATTAGATCCAGAAGTTGGTAAGTACTTCACAGTTCATGAATATTGGACGGATAAGGAAGCTCAATTCTTTAAGACAAGTACAACCAATAGCGAAATCATTGAACCGTACAATATCATTACGTCTTACGATTTAAGTGCAGGATATGAAACGGGGCAGTCAAACACTCTAAAACATAATTTTGGTCGTGTTCCTTTTATCGAATTTCCAAAAAATAAATACAGATTGCCTGAATTAAATAAATATAAAGGTTTAATTGATGCTTACGATGATATCTACAATGGATTTATCAATGATTTAGACGATGTTCAAACTGTAATCCTTGTCTTAACTAACTATGGTGGGGCAAGCTTAAAGGATTTTATGAATGATCTTAAAAAGTATAAGTCCATTAAGATTAATAACGCTGGTAATGGCGATAAAACTGGTGTTGATAAGCTTCAAATTGATATCCCAGTAGAAGCTCGTGATGACGCTCTTAAAATAACTCGTGATAATATCTTCTTATTTGGTCAAGGAATTGATCCAGCTAACTTTGAAAGTAGCAACGCAAGTGGTGTAGCAATCAAAATGCTATATTCTCACTTGGAATTGAAAGCAGCTAAGACGCAGACCTACTTTGAACATGCAATTAACGAACTTGTTCGGGCAATTATGCGATATCTCAACTTTTCAGATGCTGACAAGCGCCATATATCACAACATTGGACGAGGACTAAGGTAGAGGATAGCTTAACCAAGGCTCAAATTGTCTCTACAGTAGCAAATTACAGCTCTAAAGAATCAGTTGCTAAAGCTAATCCGATTGTTGATGATTGGCAGCAAGAACTGAAAGACTTAGCCAAAGATAGACAAGAAAATGATCCCTATGCTGAAGATTTAAACGGTACAGGCGTACAAAATAACAATGAAGAGTAGCGAATACTGGAAAAAACGTGCTTTGTCTGCCAAAAAGAAGCAACTAGAAGCATCAGCCGATTATGAAGCTGCTATGCAGTCACGCCTAAGAGATTTAGAACATGACATTGAAAAAGAAGCCTTAGGATATTTACAAAGATATGCCAATGAAAACAATGTCGGCTTAAAGCAAGCTGCTAGTGTCTTAGGCAATATCAACTCAACTAAATGGTCTATGACTTTAGAAGAGTTTGAACGCAAAGCTAAAGCTGGTGGCTATGAAAAAGAGCTAAATGCTGAATACTATAAAAGCCGTATTTTTAGACTTCAGCAATTGCATGAACAGATGGTTGAGTTTTCTAAAAAGTACGGCATGGCTGAACAATTGCGAATGCAGAATGGTTTGGCCAAACAGTATCAGAATACTTATTATTTAGATGCTTATAATAAATATCGTGCTACTGGTCAATTAGATATCAAACTAAATCACTTTAATGAACAGCAACTAAAAAACATTGTTTATCGACCTTGGAAAGGTAGTGACTTCTCCAAACGTATTTGGAAAGAATACACGGAAGTCTTACCTGATGAGTTAACCGATGCACTTCTAAGAGGTACTTTGTTTGGTTACTCTCCAAGCAAAGTTGTTAGAATGATGCGAGACAGATTCCAAAAAGTTTCCGAAAGAGATTTACATAGACTAGTTATCACTGAGATGGGGCACGCAACAGAAGAAGCTACAGCCCAATTCTATAAAGACAGTAATATTGAACAGTACCAATACTTAGCAACATTAGAAAGTCATACTTGTGACCAATGCGCCCACCTAGATGAGCGCATTTTTTATTTGAAAGATAAAAAGGAGGGTATAAATTACCCGTTAATTCATCCCTATTGCAGATGTACTACTGTTCCTTATGACAAAGATTTACCAGATATTGAAAGTCGTTGGAGTCGTGATCCTAAAACAGGTAAAGGTATTTATGTTAAGAATATGAATTACCGGCAGTGGGATAAATTAGTTAGCAGAAACAGTTTGGGATATCGGGACTGGCAAAAATTAAATAGTATTAAGATCTTTGAAAGAATATCACTGATATCTCAATTATCAACTTCAAACAATAATCAGTCGTCCAGTCAAAACGATTCAAATGATTATAGATATAAAAAAGCATTTGAACAATTAGGAATAGAAAAAGTTGAAAATTTAAAAGGTTTTGACGATCTAACTCTAGAAACAACTTACAAGACTATTGAAAGCGAGTTGAAAAAACATCCTGAAATAAGGACGATTTTAAAGACTGTAAAAGGTGTTGAAGTGGAGAAAGATACCCAAGAGGATACAGTAGCTGCAATTTTCCCTCATTTAAGAGTTAAAAGTGGTAATAGTAAAGCCAATGTTAAATATGAATTTTATTTAGAATTACTTTTATACAAGCAAAATTTACAGAATATTGAAGCTATCAATGATACAGTAAATAAAGAAGTTTCCAAAGGTAATTGGACTCAAAAGAATGGCTTGTCCGGAGTAATAAAGCATGAAATGGCTCATGTTTTAGATTATAGGGCAACTTATGCGCAAGCCGTTGGTAAAGATGAAAAGGATAATCTGTTAAATTATAATGAAGCTGGATATGTTTATCATCAAATCCACGGCGACAGTAATTTTGCAAGTGAAGTATTAATTGATACATTTAATGATTTAGGTATACAAGAGCCTACTAAAAAAACAATAATGGATTATATTAGTAAGTATGGAACTAAAAATCCTAGAGAAGCTTTTGCAGAAGCATATAGTGATGAAAAGGACTCTGAATTCCATAGAAGATTTACCTATAATTTGAATGCAAAATTAAAGGAGTTATTCAACCATGATAGCAACACCTAAAGAACTTGAAGATATGCTTATATATACGGATTATGCATCATTACCAATCTTGAAAAGCGGTGCTACTGATAAACAAAAAATAGTTTATGCCAATTATATTGTTGAGCGTTTAAACGAAGGAAAAGCAGATACACCATTTTTTAATAATAAGTGATAGCTTTAAATTTTGACCTGAGTAAGTCGTAAAACTGCTCTTTTTGTATGCCCTTATGAGAGGCGAACTCGTAGAAAACGTGTGAAAGGATAGAACAATGAAAAGAAAACAATTGGAAGAGCTTGGATTACAAGAAGAGCAGATTAAAAAGATTATGGATTTAAACGGCGCTGATATTGAGAAAGCTAAGGGTGAATCGTCTGACCTGCAGGCAGAAAATGAAGCTCTTAAGTCTCAAATGAGCGAACGTGACAAAGATTTAAAGAAGTTACGCAGCCAAGTTAAAGATAACGAGGATTTAACGGCACAATTTAACGATTTGAAAAAGAAATATGATAAGGATACGGCTGACCTTACTCAAAAACTTGCTACTAATCGTTTAAATAGCGCAATCGACCAATCATTAAGCAAAGCTAATGCTCGTAACAACAAGGCGATTAAAGGCCTTTTGAACATGGACGAAATTAAGCTTGATGATGATGGTAACTTAACTGGATTAGACGAACAAATTAAATCTTTGCAAAAGTCTGATGGTTATTTATTTGATGAAGGTAGCAAACAAGATTACCAGCCAAATAATGGGAAACCTGCTGATGTTGATCAAGTTCAAGCAATGGTTGATATATTTAAAGGAGACGTAAAGAATGGCAATTAATTATGCAGAAAAATACCAAGAAGCAGTTATTGACGGCTTCTACCCAAACGCTTTATATTCAAGTGCTTTATGGCAATCACCATCTAACAATACAATTAACTTTTTAGATGCAAAACATATCAAAGTTCCACGTTTATCAATTTTATCTGGAAGACAAAACCGTGATAGACGTACTATTACACAACCAGCAGCAAACTATTCATTAGATTACGATGTTTACGAATTGACTAATGAACGTTACTGGAGTACTTTGGTTGATCCATCAGATATTGACGAAAGTAATCAATTATTATCAATCGCTAATATTACTAGACAATACAACTTAGATAGTAAGATGCCTGAAAAAGACAGAGAGATGTTTTCTAAGTTATTCAGTCAACGTCAAGCTGCAAATACTTCTGAAGGATTGGACCAAAATGCCGGTATCCATTCTGAAAGTTTGGACGCAACAAACGTCTTAAAAGCTTACGATCAAATGATGCGTAACTTTGACCGTGCAAGAATTCCAGTTCAAGGACGTATTCTATATGTTGATACTGGTACGTATTACATGCTTAAAGAAGCAGAAGCAGTTAATAGAACAATTATCGTAGGCGATCCACAAAACATTAATCGTTCTGTGCGTTCACTTGATGAAGTCACTCTTGTTGCTGTCCCAGAAGATTTATTCCAAACTAAATTTGACTTTACCAATGGTTCTAAAACTGTTACTGATGCTAAACAAATTAAGATGATGCTTATTTACAACGGTGTCCAAATTTCACCTGAAAAGTATGACTTTGTTGGGTTGGATGCACCGGCAGCCGCAAACTCTGGTAACTGGTTATACTACGAACAAAGTTACGATGATGTTCTTTTACTTAAGCCAAAATTCAGAGGTGTTGAGTTCTTTATCGCAGAAAAAGACGCAGACGGTAGTGCTAATCCATCTGAACGTACTAAAACAGTAGAAGCAGATGCTAAACCAAACGCAAATAATACTGTGGAAGAGATTAAGGCTTACTTAGACAAAAAGAGCATTGATTACACTGGTAAGACAAAGAAAGAAGACCTATTAGCTTTAGTAAAGTAGGTGGTTAGATGAATAGATATCCACGCTTTGATGAGATTAAAAAGAATTTAGTAGATTTTTTGCCAAATACTGATAATATGCCAAATTACGATAGCGTATTGGAATTTACTTTAGACAAGGTTATTTCAGACATTTCTATTTACACCAATATTCCAATTTTAGAGCTACCAGAGGAACTTGAACCGACTATGTTAGGACTAGCAGTACAAACTATTGACACTCATCAATGGCTCGTACCAAAAGACAAGCAAGTAGGGAATGTTCAATCCTTATCAGAGGGCGATACGTCTGTTTCTTTTAGGTCTCCAAGTGATATTTATTCAGCATTACAAGCTACTAATACGATTACGGATAACTATGTATTGTTACTCAATAATTTTAGAAGGTTGCCAGCAGAATGAATTACTTTAATGGTTTAAAAAATGCACTTCCTAGGCTCTGGAATGACCGAGTTAGGATAGTTGGTACTCAACCAGTAAAAAAGGGTTATATCACCAATAATGAAGATGTAACTATTGTGGAAGATGAGCCAGCTAAGGTTATCTTAAAGGGACAATCTCCAAGTGAACAATCATTCTTTGGTACTGATGAATACGATGCGAAATTAATTATCCGAAATGGCATAAAAATCCCTGCTGGGGCTGATATTTATGTAACTGATGTAAATGGTCAAAAGACTAAATATAAGCGTGCTAGTAAAGGATATAGTGGCTATTTTAGCCACCAAGAAGTAGCTATGGTTAGGAGTGAAAAAGCATGAGTTTAGGTCATGTTGATGACGCTCAATTTCAGCAATTTGCAAGCCGTGTTAGACAAAAGATTGATAGTGGCTATGTAAAACAAGAGCTTGGCAAGAGTTCCAAGCGCATTGGTACACAATCACTAAGAATCCTTAAAGCCAACACTCCTGTAAAAGAAGGTAATCTGCGGAGATCTTGGACTGCCGAAGGTCCTAGTTATAGTGGTGGGGGCTGGACAATTAAACTAATCAACAATGCTGAATATGCGTCTTGGGTAGAGTCTGGGCACAGACAACAACCGGGTAGATATGTTCCAGTACTAAAAAAATGTTTGGTTAGAGATTGGGTGCCAGGACAGTTTTACATGAAGAAATCTATACCACAAATCCAAAGACAGATGCCACAGTTAGTGACAGAAGGATTATGGGCATTAAAGGACTTGTTCGAATGAATTTAATTGATCTAATTGCAAAGAGAGTATCGGAGATTTTTCCTGATACTACAATTTACTCGGAAAGGCAAAAAAGCGGATTTGAAGTGCCGTCATTCTACATCAGTAAGATAATGACGATCACTAAAAGCCGCTTTTTTGATATTCAAGATAGAACTGTATCTTACTCACTGACCTATTTTGCTAATCCAGACAAACCTAATGCTGATATGGACGAAGTAGAGCAAAAACTACTGAATAATTTCACTAGATTAGAAGATTATGCAACCGTTAGAAACCGAGAAACAACGATTAACCAAGACGATGAAACCCTAGTAATGAGTTTTGATCTCTTGCTTAATATGTACAAGGTTGAAAACGGTGGAAAGCTAGAAAGGATTGAATATAGTGGCGGAATCCAAGAAGACGGAAGTCGGAAAAATTAAAACAACCGTCAAGGTTGAAGATCCAAAATTTACTAAAAAAGCACTAATTTCAAGTAATAAGTTCACTCCTATTGAGAGGGATGTATTGAAACTAGTGCTAGATGATGACAAAGAATATACAATTGCTGAAGTTCAAAAGGCAGTTGAAAATTTTAAGGAGGGATATTAATGGCAGGTGGAACTTGGAAAGCACAAGACAAGCGTAGACCAGGTGCTTATATTAATGTGGTTGGTAATGGTCAAAGAGAAAAGACCTCATCTCTAGGTAGAGTGCTTTTAGTACGTGATAAAGGCTTAGGCTGGGGCAAAACTGGTGTTATTGAAGTAGACGCTAATGCTGATTTTACTAAAAAATCGGTACTACTTTAGACGATCCAGCATTGACAGCACTTAAAGAAACTCTAAAAGGAGCATCTAAAGTGCTAGTTCTCAATCCTAATAAGGGAACGGCAGCAACTTTAACTAAAGAAGGTTTACCGTGGACTTTTACAGCCAACTATCCTGGCGAAAAAGGTAATCAAATTACTGTTAGTGTTGAAGTTAGCCCAACAGATACAAATACTGCTACTGTTTCGACTATCTTTGGCACTAAGTTAGTTGATGAACAAGTTGTTAAGTTTGATGAATTAGACAAGTTTACTGGCAATGACTACATTACTGCCAAAAAAGTGGAAGATAGCGGTTCAAAGCCTGCAGCATTTACTAATGTTTCTGGTGCTTTAAGTGGTGGAGTAACCAACGCACCTGATAACACCGAAACACTATTAAACGAGGCTTTGGAAAATGAAGAATACGCTGTTGTTACCACTGCTGGATTTGAACCATCTAGCACCATGAATAAATTGGTTGCCGAGGCAGTTAAACGACTTCGTGAAAGCGAAGGTCGAAAAGTTAGAGCGGTAATTCCTACTGATGAAAGCACCGTCTATAACTACGAGGGTATTTCCACTGTTGTAAATGGCTATACTTTGGGCGATGGAACTAATGTTGACGTTAAAGATGCTACAGGGTTCTTTGCTGGTATTTCAGCATCAGCAGATGCAGCAACTTCTTTAACTTATTTCGATGTTGAAGACGCTATTTCTGCATATCCTAAACTTGATAATGAAAAGACAATCAAAGCACTCGATGCCGGTCAAATTGTGTTTACTACCAGACCAGGACAAAGAGTAGTTATCGAGCAGGATATCAACTCACTACACAAATTCACTGCTGAAAAGCCAATGGCTTTCTCCAAAAATCGTGTGATGCGAACACTTGATGAAATCGCTACTGATACCGAAAACACTTTTGAAAGAGTATATTTAGGCAAAGTTGGCAACAATGCGAATGGTCGAGACTTATTTAAGGCTGACAGAATTGCTTACTTAACCAGCCTACAAAAAAGAAATATTATCCAAGCTTTCGATAATACCGATATCACTGTAGAACCAGGAAACGACGTTGATGCCATTGTTGTTAACTTGGCAGTTACTCCAGTTGACGCAATGGAAAAACTTTACATGACAATGGTAGTTAGATAGGAGGAAAATAGATGGCTGCAATTGATGACTTTTTAAATGGTCGAGATACAATCTCAACAAAAGACGCTACATTGTCAATCAAAATTGATGGCAACATTATTAAAATGATTGAGTGTAATAAATTTACAGCTAAGCTCGAAAAGAATAAGGAAGATGTTCAAACTTTAGGTTCTCACTGGAAGAGAAAGAAAACAACTTCTGTCGAGGGAACAGGAACTTTGGGCGGTTACTTAATTAACTCCAACTGGATTAAGTACGGCATTCCTTATACCCAAGATGGCGGAGATTTATATTTTGATGCGACCTTAACCATTCACGACCCAACTTCAAAAGCTGGTAAGCAAGTAATCCAACTAACTGATGTTAACTTGGACGATATTCCTATTGCTGACTTTGAGGCCGATGACGGTGTAATGGAATGGGAAAGTGACTTCACTTTTGAAGGCCTCAACTTAGTACAAGCATTTAACGGAATTAATTAAAGGAGTTATTTAAATGGCTGAAAGTGTTGAAGATTTCTTATTTGAAAATGTTGGTAGTCCAATCGAAGAAAAGGAAGTCAAGTTAGAAAGATTTAAGTCTCCATTTAAAATTAAATCTTTAACTGCTGATGAAGTATCCGCACTTCGAAAGCAAGCAACTAAGCGAGTACTTAACCGAAAAACACATAAGTATGAACAGGATACTGACGAAAATCAGTTCCAAGACTTAGTTGTAGCAGCGGCTGTAGTTTCTCCTAATTTAAATAATGAAAAACTACAAACTTCATGGGGCTGTATTGCTAAGCCAGAAGAAGTATTGAAGAAAATGCTTAAAGTAGGCGAATATACTGAGCTTTCGCAGGCAATTATGGATTTATCGGGTCTTAACGATGATGACAGTTCAGAAGATTTGGTTGAAGAAGCAAAAAACTAATTAACGAGTCTGTTGGCGACTTTAACATTTATCACTATGTCCTTAATGAATATCATTGGACGCCTAAACAGTGGGCAGAAATGTCAAGACGTGAACAGGCTTTAGTCGTGGCTTCAATTGAAGTACGGCAAAAATACGAAAAAGAAGAAGAGCGTAAAGCTAAGAGAAAAGCTAGGTCTAAGCATATTTAGGCTTAGCTTTTTCTTTGTATCAAAAATAGAGAGGAGGTAGTAAATGAGTACGATTAGTACCACTGTGAAAATTAATGATGCTTTCAGTAACCCATTAGACAGATTATCTAGTGGCTTACAAAAAGCTCAAAGTGGTATGAGTAGGCTAAAACAAGCGATTTCTGGTGGATCTAGTGGCGGTGGCGGCATGTTCAAGTCCATGGTTGGCGGTACTGTTGTTGGTGGTGCAATTAACAAGGGTATGGAGCTTGCTGGTACTGGTATTAGGTCAATGTATGGTGAACTTGATGAAGCAAGTAAAGCTTGGCAAACATTTGAAGGAAACATGCACCAGTTAGGAAAAAGTCCTGCTGAAATTGCTACTGCTAAGAAGTCAATGCAACAATTTGCCCAACAGACAATCTATGGTGCGTCAGATATGGCAAGTACTTACTCACAATTAGCTGCTGTAGGTACTAAAAATGTAGATCAATTAGTTAGAGGTTTTGGTGGTTTAGCTGCAGCTTCTTCTAATCCTCAACAGGCTATGAAGACTCTGTCTGAACAGGCTACACAGATGGCTGCTAAACCTATGGTACAATGGCAAGACTTCAAATTAATGCTAGAACAAACTCCTGCAGGTATTTCTGCCGTTGCAAAGACAATGGGTGTAAGTACTCAACAGCTAATTAAAAATGTTCAAGACGGAAAGGTTAAGACCGAGGACTTCTTGAACGCAATTGCTAAAACAGGAACGAATGCCAACTTTACTAAAATGGCTACTCAATTCAAAACGGTTGGGCAAGCTATTGATGGTTTAAAAGAAACAATGGCGAACAAATTGCAAGGTGCATTCGATCGGGTAGGTAAAGTTGGCATTAAATTTGTTTCTGATCTAACAGATCAACTTTCAAAGGTTAATTTTGACGGATTTGTTGATGGATTGTTTAAAGCTTTCGAAAGTTTAAAGCCTGTTTTTGATAATCTAAAAAAAGGGTTTGAAGATTTTAAAAAAGGTTTCTCTGATTCTGGTGCTTTAAACTCACTAAAAGATACCTTTGAAAGCATTACAAAAGCTGTTGGTAAATTAGTAGGAACTATGAGTAAGTCTAAAGGTGGCGATAGCCTATTTAAACAGTTAGGCAAACTATCTGGTGGCGCATTAGGCGGTGCTGCAAAAGCTATTTCTGGATTTGCTGACGCATTAGGAAAATTAGACCCAGGCACAATTCAAATGTTAGCCCAAGCATTCATTATCTTAAAAGGTGGATTGAGAGGACTAGTCTTTGAGGCTGTTGTCTGGGGGTTAAAAGAACTTAACAAACTTGATCCGGGAACAATTAAAGAAATTGCAAAATCCATAACAGCTTTAGCAGTGGCATTCACAATGTTAAAAGCTATGGCGAAAATTGGTGGCTATATGAAAGAAGTTTCTAAATTCTTTAAAGGCTTTAAGAGTGCTAAGAAGATCAAAGCTCCTGAAATTGAGACACCAAAAATGACTAAGCCAGGCAAGATCCTAAGTAATGCTGGAGCATATATGAAACTGGGCGCAGCTTTTGCCTTAGTTGGTGCTGGTGCTTTAGCTCTCGGTGTAGGATTTAAAATGTTAGCTGATGCAGCTACTGAAATTTCTAGTGCTGGAGGAGGTACTATAGCAACTTTCTTTGGCATGATTGCTGCTATTGCTGGTTTAGTAATATTAGTAAGGTTCTTAGGACCTTCTTTGATTAGTGGAGCAGTTGGCTTTGCTATTTTTGCGGCTGCCTTGCTCTTAATAGGAGTTGCTGTTTTGGTTGCTAGCGCAGGAATTGCCCTACTTGCTACTCAACTACCTACCATTTCTGAATATGGGACTAATGCGGCTGTTGGCTTGCTTGCCTTAGCTGGTGCAATTGCTGTCTTTGGTTTAGCTGCGATTATTGGGGCTGTTGGAGTACTTCTTTTAGGGGTTGCTCTAGTAGTTCTAGCAGTTGGTTTAGTTGCAGCAGGAGTTGGCGCTTTAATTTTTGCAGTTGGGTTAGCTCTAATTGGAATTACTGCTCTAATTGCTGCTGTCGGTGTGTTACTTTTAGGAGTAGCAATCGCTCTAGTTGCTGTAATGGTAAGTATTGCAGCAGGTGGAATGCGCTTATTAGGTGTGGTGCTTGTCTTAGTTGCAGCACTAGGCATTGTTGCAGCGATTGGTTTACTTTTAATGAGCGTTGCTTTAATGCTAATTATGGTTAGCGCAATGATTGCCGCAATTGGTTTAATTCTGCTATCGGTAGCACTAATTTTAATCGCTCCAATGGCTTTGATTGCAGCTGTAGGTTTACTTCTTTTAGGCGTTGCCTTGGTTCTCGTCATGGCTATGGGACTAATTGCAGCGGTTGGAATTTTATTTCTCGGAGTTGGACTAGTATTAGTTGCTGCAATGGCAATGGTGGCTGCTGTTGGACTGTTGATGATGTCTGTAGCTTTAATGATGATTATGGTCACAGCTATGGTGTCAGCAGTCGGTCTGATGTTGTTAGCGGTAGCCTTAATGTTGGTTGGACCAATGGCGATGATTGCTGCAATTGGTTTAATGCTCTTGGCTGCTGCTGCAATTATGCTTGGCGCTGGTTTAATGGTGGTTGCTGCTGCTGCAATGGCGGTAGCTGCTGCCCTAGTTGCAGTTGGTGCGTCTGTCATGGTTATGGCATCGTTATTTGTTGCTGCTGGATCAATGATGGTTTCAGCAATTACCAGCGCAATGAGCGGTGTAGTAAGTGCAGTTAGAAGTGGAATTTCTAGCGCTGTTAGTGCTGCAAGAAGTTTTGGTAGTGCCTTAGTATCCGTTGGTCGAGATTTAATTCAAGGTTTAGTTAACGGTATTACTTCAATGGTCGGTGCTGCGGTAAGTGCGGTTAGAGGCGTTGCAAGTAAAGTTGTAAGTGCTGCTAAAAGCATACTCCACATTGGTTCTCCATCTCGTTTATTCAGACAATATGGTCGCTGGGTCGATCAAGGTTTAATTATTGGTCTTAATCGAGACGCAGGGGCTGCGGCTGATGCATCGGCAAGTATGGCGCAAGGTGTTGTTGACGCTGCTAGTGGCATGACACCAACCTTAGACCCAATTGGACTAAGTGGAACTAATCCTGGCGATTTACTTGCTGACGGATTTAATAGAGCTTTAGGCGCAATCAGTGATGTAGCTGGCGCAATTACTGGGCTTGATGGATCAAGAGCTAATATTGGTATTTTCGGTCAAGGAGCAGTTTCTTCTGATGCAGTCAATGGTGCTGTAACATCAGGTACAATCACGCCTAGTTCAGTATTAACAAGCAACAATACCAACACTCAAACAGATAACAGTACCCAAGTTCAAATTGATAAAGGTGCTATTGTAATCAATTCAACAGGTGATCCTGCTGATGATGTAGATAAACTCTTAGAAGAGTTGGATAAAAGAATTATTGAAAATCGTAATAAAGCCTTAGGAGGTGGTTAATATGCCGGTCAACGGCTTTGGTGTTTATATCACCGATTACTCAACTAATAGGACGGTTGAGTTACCAGTCAACCCGTCAGAATTAACTTTGAAATATGAAACTGATGATAAATCAGAAACTATCGTCAATCTTGGAGAAATTAACCGAGTAGGTAACATGAAGCTGGTCTCGGTTTCCATAGATAGCATTTTTCCCAAAAAACGAAGTTCTTGGGTTAGTTCAGATAAATTGCTAAAACCTGACGAATACATTAATTGGTTAAAAAATATTCAAAGTAACAAGCACCATGTTCAATTAGTTGTTAGTTCCACTCAAATCAGTGTAACTATGACCATTTCAAGCTTTGAGTATGGTTTTAAATCAGGCTATGCAGATGAATATGCCTATACTTTGGGCTTAAAGCAATATAGAGAAGTTAAGTACCATAAAGTTAATGTTCCAGCTCCTCCGAAGCCTAAACCAAGACCAGCTCCTCCAAAAAAGTTGGGTATTGGTTCAATTGTAATTGTGAATGGTCGCTTACGATTAGACAGTTATGGGAGTGCCCCAGGTGTATATGAGAATAACGTAAGAAGACGAATTACTTATTTAGCACCTGGTCACCCTTTCCCAATTCATGTTGCCTTGGTTAATGGAGGTCCAAGAGGTTGGGTCAGACAAAGTGAAGTGAGACTAGCATGATAACTAAGTTGCAGATCTTAAAGCACGATAACGGTGGTGCAAGAATTGGTGTCGAAATCAAGGACATGGTTAAAAATCTTAAGTGGGTAACTGACTTAAATTATTCTGCTGGAGAATTAACTTTTGATATCGTTACTGATAAAGACCCAATCATGCCTGCTATGGGTGCAATTGTAGACTTTGCGTGGGATAACAAAGATATCTTTTGGGGATTTGTTTTCAGTGCAGAATATACTTCTGATACGACTGTAAGTGTTAAAGCGTATGACTTTGAAAGATATTTGAAGAGTGAAGGATCTGTAGTATTCCAAGCTGGTACATTGGGCGATAGATATAGTAATGTTTGCCGTCGTTTTGGTGTGCCTTTTAACATCAGAGAGCAACCAACTTACAGAGTACCTGCGGAAGTTTGCGATGGTAAGACTGGCTTTGACATGATTAAGAGTGCAATTGATAAGACGTATGCTGCTACTGGTCAAATGTACTGCATAGTTGCTAATCATATGATTATTGAGCTTAGGAGAGCGCCTATCCCAACAAGAACACTCTTAGTTATTGATACACAAAACACTATGACGGATTATACATACTCAGAAAGTATTGATAATGCTGCTAACGTGGTTCAAGTGGTTCAAAAGAACACGGATAATTCACAAACTAAAACTGCAACTGCTACTTCTAATACTGGAGATGATCCAGCAACGACAAGTTTTACAATTGCTTCGGCAAGGGGTAACACTATTAAGACTTGGGGACAAATCGTCAAAGTAGTGAATGCCAAAAATAAAGCTAACTGGGCACAAATGGTTCAACAAGCTAACGATGAGTTGAAGAAACGCAATGTTTCAGAGCGTAAGTTAACTTTAGATTGTATTGGGGATACATCTTTAATTGCTGGCGCTGGGGCTAACGTGAAGATTAAAGACTTTGGCAAAACTTGGACGAATTGCCCAATTCTTAAAGCAACTCATAACTTTGGTACTGACTATACTTGTAGTTTAGAAATGAAGGTAGGTGCAAAATGGCAGGAGAACAGCTTATAAAAATGTTGACCGAACGGGGTGGTAGTGACTCCGAGTATTCCGATGTAGTCTATGGTCGTGTCATCAGTACAGCTCCATTGAAAGTGCAGATTTATAACTCAATGATTATTGATGATAATTTTATTGTTTTAGGTAAACACATTGGTAGTTTTTCTATGAGCGGTAGCTTAACAACTACCGAAGAAAAGAAGGGCAAAGATGGAGAAAAGCCTAAGAGTGAAAAAACAACTAAGCCTGCTACTTTTACTTTCGATAATTCTTTAAAAGTGGGCGATAAAGTAACTATGATTCGTGCTGACGGTGGTCAACAATTTTACCTATTTGAGAGAGAAGGTGGTTAGCATTGGATAATGAAGAAAATCCAACACTAACCTTTCAAATCGCTAACGGGAGAATAAGAAATAAGTTTGATGGCCTAGGTGCTATGGTTCAAGCAGTAGACAAGATCTTGAAAACAGAACGTTTCGTCTTTCCAATTTACACCGATCAATATGGCAATGACCTAAACGATTTACTTGGTAAAGATATGGGCTATGCCAGAGTTGAAGCAGAGAGAATGGTTAAAGAAGCATTACTAGCTGATGAACGAGTTATCAAGGTTGAAATAACCAGCATTGATGAAACTAGTCCTAACACCTTAACTCTTACTGGAGAATGTGAGACAAGTTATGGAAATATACCAATAGAAAGTGAGGTAAGCATTAAGTGAGCCCAAATGAATTAATTGCTGAATTTCAGAATAAAGACTATGACTATTTTTTAAGGAAAATGCTTGATGCTGTACCTGATAACATTGATAAGCGTGAGGGTTCAATCATCTATGACGCTTTAGCTCCTGCTGCGTTAGTTATGGGTCAGCAATCTTTAGATATGGCTAATGTAATCAAAGAAACTTACATCAAAACAGCTTCTGGAGAGTTCCTAGACTATCGAGCAATTGAACATGGTACAAGTCGATATCCTGCTACTCAAACAGAAGCTAAAGCAAAAGTTTTAAATGATAAGAAAGAACCATTAGATAATGTTCAAATAGGCGATAAGTTTGCCAGCATTGGCGACTCGCCTATTTTTTATGTCGTGACAAAAATCAATTCTGATCTAACAATTGAATTGACAGCAGAGACAGCAGGATCTAGTGCTAATAGCTATATCGGACAAGTTCTGCCAGTAACTCCAAACGATTTACTTTCATGGGCTGAAATTACAGAAATTACTGCCCCTGCAAGGGATGTAGAAAGTGACGACCACCTAAGAGCAAGATTGCTAAGCTCTCAAAGCTGGATTGCTTACGGTGGTAATGTTGCTGATTATCTGGATATGACAAGTAAGATTGATGAAGTAGGAGCAGCACAGATTTATCCAACTTGGAATGGCGGCGGTACTGTTAAAGTGGTTATCCTCAATAATGATTTGATGCCTGCTAGTGCTAGTTTAGTGCAGAAGGTTAAAAATACACTTGATCCAGAAGACAAACAAGCAGAGGGCTATGGATTAGCTCCAATTGACCATTCTGTGACTGTAACTGCTCCTGAAAAATTAATTGTAAATGTTGATATTTCAGTAAAGCTTGATGATACAAAAGTAACACGGTATGTGAAAGATAGCATTACCAAGGCGGTTGAGGGATACTTCCAATCTTTGAGAGAGAATTGGGCAGATATCAATCAAAAACTTGGTAGGGGCTATCAAGAAACTATTTATCGTTCTAAAATTTTGTCACAAGTCATGTTAACTGAGGGAGTTGTCAATGCTAAGCTTCCTTCACTTAACGGCAAAGATGCGGATATTGATCTTATTTTCAACAATGAAAAGTCACAATTGCCAGTAGTTGGGACGGTGACCATCAATGAACAATAGCAATGAACTCCTTAATTACATGCCAGATTATTATCAAGGCGTGTACGAAATGGAGGAACTTCTTAAATCTGAAAGCTTAACGTTAAAAGATTTAGAAGATAGTCATTTGCGTACTCTGCTTAATGAATTTGTTTCAACTGCTGATGCTAAGGGTATATCTCTATTTGAGAGCCAGCTTGGCATAGTACCTGATGAAAACGATACTTTGGAAATGCGCAGAAATAAGGTCTTGATGTATGTATTACCACCAAGACCGATAACAATACGATTTTTTAGAGATATGCTAAACAACATCAATCTTCCAGTGAAAATTGATGTTAATTACGGCGCAAGGGCTGTTGTAGCAACTGCTAAATCAGCCGAAATGACAAGCAACCAAATAAATTACTTGAAGTATCTATTGAATGTTTACTTGCCAGCTAATCTCTTGTATCAAGTGAAGATTCTGCTAAACACCGCAAAGGTTTCTGATAATTTGAACTTGGGCATTGGTAACGTGGTAAAAGCAGCTAGTATAGCAAAAGCAAGTCCCAGCCAAGTATTTAATTAGTGAGGTGATGAGATGTCAGAATATAATAAGACAATTTTAACCAATGAAGGTATCGACTTAGCCCGTAGAGCTAACAAAGGTACAGCCACTTTTTCTTTGACGAGAGGTGTTTCATCAACTGATAACTTATCAGGAAAGACTGTTGAAGAGCTTCAAAACTTAACTACGTTGCCAAGTATTCAGCAATCAGTAATTTTGAGCGATGTAGTTAACACTAGTGATAATCCAGATACGGTTCTCGGTATCAGAATGACTTTTGATAATCAGAACTTAAAGACTGGATATAATGTTCACACTGTTGGTATTTATGCAAAAGAACCTGGCAAAAATGAAATTTTGTATGGGGTAGCAACTGCAAAAACTCCAGAATATATTCCAGATTTTGGGGAAGAAACGCTGTTCAAGTTTGATTTCTTAATGTATCTAGTAATTGGTAGAACAGATAAGGTAACTGTAGAAGTTAGTCCTGATGATGTTTATCGTAAGAGAGATACATATAATAAGACTGAAATTGATGCTAAAGTTTCAGATGCCGTATCTAAGCTAAATAACAAAGATGCTGAAATCCTTAAAAGCTTGAATGATTATAAGCAAGAAGATAAGACTTATCATCAAAATCTTGAACAACAAATCAATCGAAATCTCGACACAAAAGCTGATAAAAGTACAGTAAATCAGCAACTAGGGACGAAGGCAGATAAATCAACTACCTACACTAAGGACGAAGTTGATAATAGAATTTCGCCTAAAGCTGACAAGAGCTATGTCGATGGCGAGCTAAGTACTAAAGCAGATAAAGCTACCACTTACACCAAAGACGAAGTAAATAGCAAAATTGCTGGTCAAGTTAAGTCAGTAAATGGTCATAGAGCAGATAGTAATGGCGAAGTAACGTTGCCTAAACTTAAGGCAAAGACGCTTGTTGCCTATGATGTATCAAATAAGAAACCAACTTATGATGAAACTGCTGGCTTTGATGGCAATGGTAACTTTTCTCGTTGGCCAGTAGATCAATTGGTAGTTAGTCAACTCGCTGACGCAATTAATGCAAAACTACCTATCGAGGCTGGTGCAGCGGACGATGATTTATGCCATTTAACAAGCAGCAAAATTAGTTTTTGGAATGGTAATGGCGAAAACGTTAAGAATTTACCGCCAATGAGCAACAAACAGTGGTTCTTTGCCATAAGACTGGTCGGTCCTGGCGGCTTTGGTTCAACAACCGTCGTAGACCAGGACGGAACATACTGGTTAAACACTAGAAATGATGTTTGGACAGGCTGGCGTTCAGTAACTACCAACGAAACACTAAAAAAGCTCAAATTTGTTAAGCAATCCCTGAACCAAAATGGCGATACTTTCCAAGATACTAAGTTTGTTACTCAAGAGTCCGATGGCACTTTTAAAATTAACATTTATGACAGCGACTGGACTGCCCAAAAAGTTTCATGGCTTTTAAAAAATACTAAATCTTATAATATTTCAGTTAATACCGATCTAAATGATATTAAAGCTCCCGGTCTTTATCATTGTTCTGGCAAATCTAATATAGTGAATGCTCCTAGCGAGGATAACTGGTTTAATATGATCGTCAATAGTGGTAGTTGGAATGGATCACAAACCTTATACGCAACTAATAGCAATCAATTTTATGTCAGAACTTGGAATGCTACAACCTTTACAGCATGGAGAAGAGTTATTAACGATGATGACTATAATAACTTATCTACTTCAAAAGCTGATAAGGCTAACACCTTTACCAAAGACGAAATTGAAAGTAAATTATCGGGAAAAGCCAATGCAAGTGATTTAGCTAACAGAAGTATTACTTCAATTACTGATTATGATGTTGGTGCTGAAAGGTGGAATAATATTCAAACTAGTAAATTTAATTCATCAGGTAATTTTGCTAATTTTCTTGTTGATGCCGGCGCATTAAAGCCAATTGCGCATTCAATTAATGTTTTAAATTCTAACGCATTAATGAAATCTGGCGGTACTATGAACAAGTATTGTTGGATCACTTGGAACGGCAATAGTGCAAATGACAGTAGAGATGGACGTATTGGCGGTTTACAGTGGACGGGTGCTACAGATAGCATTCAAATTTATGGTGATAATAATGCTGCTGATAATTTGGATTTAGCTATTAAACTTGGCGATGATAATTCTAACCATATTTCAATCAGGGATAAGGACGGAACAGAAAGAGCTGCTATTACGGCTGACGGGCAATTCACAGGACAAACTCTCTGGGATAATGTACTGAATACTGGCATTAATAATCCAACGCTAGGACGTTTTCTACACGCAGACAATACCTGGAATGATATTATTGGGCAGAATAATGGTTTAAATGCGTTAGCGGTTTTTAAGGATGAAACTATTCCCGATCACAATACAATCGGTAATCATTCGGCTGGTATTGTTTTTGGTGGTGGCGATACCAAAGGAGTATTAAATGTTGCCTATGATAAACCGCAGGCAAGAATTATTGGTGGTAATGGAGATTCGCCAACCTGGAAAAAAGATATTGCTTGGAAAGATGATTTAAAAGTAACTGTAGTAAGGGATTACGATGTTGCTAATAATCATGAAACTCAACATGGTGTCGAAAATTTGAATTCTCAATGGTTGGTAGATCAATCAGCATTAAGTCCATTTGCAGAGGCAATTAATGCGTTGAATACTAATTTAAGCACTTTAAGAACAGAATTAATGAATTTGAAACGACGTGTTGACTATAACTCTCCGCAAGGTTCATTTAACAACACAACCGTCAATATTAATGACTTGAGGAGTACTGGTATTTATCGTTTTGCAAATTGTTATATTCAAAATGGACCATATCCAACTAATAATACTCACTGGATTTATCTACAGGTGACAGTATTTGATGCTAATACGGTTTATCAGACGCTCTATGAAGGAGATAACATGTATGGTAGAAAGTCATCTAGTCCTACTAATTGGGGTAAATGGCGTAAATATCTTAACCAAGAAGTTTAATTAGTTTAGACCTTAGTTTATCTAAGGCTTTTTTATTGGAGAAAAAAATATGGAAGCAGAAAATTTTTCAAAATTATTGAATGAAGTTGTAAGTAACGGAAAAATTAATTTTTATTATTATTCAGATCCCACTAGCCCAAACATTGAATTGCATCACTTAGCAATTCCTTTCCCAGGCGAATTAAGTCCAGTGGATTTACCATTTCGTTGGCATGCAGAGAAACCTAGTGAAGAGTTAGTAGATGCTATTTGGGACGATGAGTCTCATAGTTGGATTGAGAACAGTGATAAGTCACAGCCAGCATTAATTGCCAAACTACAAGCAAATAATGAAGCAATTCAAAAGAAGATGGAGAGCTATGAAGAAGATAAGGCAAAAGATGCTGAAAAGAACGACAAGATTGTTCAAGCGCTAACGGGTGTACAAAAGGGACAAGCACAGACCACAGCAGTTCTTGCTCAACTTGTGCCAATGGTTCAACAACTTTCCAAGTCAGTAAACACACCAGACAAGCCAAATGAAGCTGATGAAACTAAAAAAGAAGAAGGTGCTGAATAATGTTTGATTTTGATTTCAGTTCTATCTATTCAAATCTTGAAAGTTTATGTAAATCTTCATTAGATAATGGATACTTTACAGACAACACTATTGCAGGATTTGTTCAGCAAGGGACATTTGATGCAGATGGCTATAAGAGAATTACGGGTGATGAGTATGTTGCAGGAAATCAAACAACTGTGGCAAACAGCCAAGCTTAATTTGCTGCATTTAATTCTTGGATTGCTGCTAGCATCTATGGGGATCGTTCTTTTAGTTAACGATTCCTTTTTTTATTGGCCGCCCGAATGGCAATGGTTCTTTAATAACGACTTAGTTGATGCTTTTGCAATCATAGTAGGAATTGGCTTGATTGCGTTTGTTTTTGCAGGAGGAAAGAGTCAGCTTGCTAATGCTGTTTTACTTGCCTGTGCTGCATTCTTCTTGATGATGTTAGTAGTTTTACAGCTAGGACATGTTTTGGTTGTTCACGACTATAGCAGGCTATTATCAATTGTGGCGATTGTGGCTTGGTTGTTAGTCATTCAATATTTAGCAGTATTTTCTAAGACAGTAAAACGACGAAAGTAGGTGGTAAGAAGTGCAAGACTGGGCTAACTTAATCCGTGAAATAGCACTTCTCATCTCTGGTGTTGTGGCAGGAATAACTGCTTGGAATGCTTTACGCAAATTAAGTCATGATGTGTCAAAAGATGATAAAGAAGAGTTAAGAGCTGAGCGTGACCTATATAGAAACCGTTGGCTCGAAAGTGAAAAAGCTTTTGACGAAATTGATGATGAAAATGATAAGTTGCGCAAGAAGATTAAACGGTTAGAAAACAAGATAGATAACTTAAAAGATGGTGATAAAAAATGAATTTTGAGCAAATTGGCGACTTGATTGTTGTTGTAATGTCGGTAGTAGCAGTAATTATTTTTTATGTTTATTCAAAAAATAAAATTGCTATTGATAAAAAGGCTATGCAAGGAGACCGATTAGCTAAGGCTGAAAAAATGATTGCTAATTCGGCTAGTGCAATTGTCTATCAAACTGAAAAAGATGGTGGATCAGGGCAAGAAAAGCTGGTAAGTGCCCTTAATTACTTAATTGCTATCTTAGACATGGCACACTTACCGCACCCATCGACAGCATACATTAAAGGCGAAATTGAGAAGTCGGTTACTACTATGAAACAGACTAAGAATGCTGTCGAAAGTATGCAAACAATAACTGGTCAGTATAAGCCAGTTGAAAAGACAGAAACAAAAAAGGAGGAAAAAAAGAATGCTTAAAATGGTCGATGTATATAGTGGAAGTCCTAGAAGTTTTGCAACTCAAAGTGGTACTGATATCACTATGGTAAAAGCTACTCAAGGAACTTACTATGTAAACCCATACTGTAATACCGATTATCAGGCTGCTAAGAAAGCTGGGAAAATGCTTGGTGTATATCACTATGCTGGTGGTGGCGATCCTGCTGTTGAAGCTAATTATTTCTATAAGAATACAAAGAACTATGTAGGCGAAGCCGTTCCTGCTCTTGACTGGGAAGACTACCAAAACCCTAAGTATGGTAAGGACTCAAATTGGTGTCGAAAGTTCGTTGACAAGTATCATGAACTAACTGGTGTATGGCCACTCATCTATACTGGTCAAGCTGCACTTCCTGAAGTAGGTAACTGCGCTAAAGATTGCGGTCTATGGTTAGCTTGGTATGCTACCATGAATTGGAGTTCTTGGACTTTACCCGCTGCTAACTTCAATGTAGCTCCTTGGCCAACTTATACTATTTGGCAGTTTACGGGTGGTGATATGGATCGCAATGTAGTTAACACGACCCGTGAAGGTTGGCAAAAGTTAGCCAAGCCTAATGTTGATGGAAGACCTGTATCACAACCAGTAATTGCAGAAACAAAACCACGTCCAGAAGTTAAGAAGTGGACTGATGATCTCGGGGATGTTTGGTACTCTGAAAAGGGTACTTTCGTAACTGGTGGAGCAATCAATCTTAGATATGGAGCTAAAACAAGTTCTAAGATTATTGCTCAACTTCCAGCAGGTACAGAAGTTAAGTATGACGCATATAGCCGTCACGGTGGCTATGTTTGGATTAGACAGCCACGCTCAAACGGTTATGGTTACCTAGTATGTCGTGCAGGCAATGAGCCGTGGGGAAGATTTGAATAGATTGTATTTTAAAAGCCACTCTGGAGGGTAAAACCTCTGGAGTGGCTTTTTTTTGTACGTAATATAAAAATAGCCCTTGCATACGGACCGCAAGAGCAAAAACAGGGCTGTATAAACAACACACAGCAGACAACAACCTAAAGTAACCGGCTTTAGGATTTTTTAAAGGCGGTAAACCTTCATGTCTAATGTAATTATATCAAAAGAAAGAAACAAATCAATTAATTTAATTATTTTTTAATAATCAAAATTTGGTAATTAATTTTGAATTTGATAAAATAATTTTGGAATCGGTTGAAGACTAACCAACTTCAAGTTATACCGATTCTGAAAGGAAGGTAAACTTTCGTGTCTACAATTATAAATTTTGCAGTAGCTGTACTTGCGTCTGTTACTGCAACGCTAATTTCAAAGTGGATTAGTAAACACTTTGATAAATAGTTAGAAAATTCGTGTATTAGTTTTCTTTAAGCTAGTATACGAATTTTTTTTGTATTTGTAAAATTTAAAATTACAGCTACTTGAAGAGTTGAACTTCTGGACAGCTTTTTTGTGTTATACTTAACTTACAACCGAAGTTAAGAAGTTATATTTCAAAATACTCAAAAAGCATTACCTGATCGTCACAAAAGGTAATGCTTTTTAATTCAAATGGTGAAAAGTGATGCACAAATGATGCACAAGCTAATTATAAATGCTGGTATATCAGTACTCTAAGCCAATATTTGATGTTCACCGGGGTCATAAAAATAAAGTTTTAAGAAGTTTTAAGAGTTTTAAACATTGATTTAATAGGATTTGAAGTTTTAAAAAGCATTAAAAAATTTATAGGTGATGCACAAATGATGCACATTAGAATAGTTGGTCAAGTAGGCCAACTATTTTTTTGTTTTCTTTATCTTTGTACTCATCAAGTAGATTTGCGTAAGTATCTAACGTAATACTTAAATTCGAATGACCTAATCTTTTGCTGATAGCATAAATATCAACGCCTTTGTATATTAAATAGCCAACATGAGTATGTCTAATGCTGTGAACATGGTAGGAAGGTTTATTTATACCTACTGTGCATAAAAGCTTTCTGAGGGTATTATTTATAGCGTTATTAGATGGTGGCATATGAGTGGCTTTTAGTCCAAAAACATACTCTTCATTGTTTTCTTTGAGTTGTTTAATATAAGTGAGTAATTTAGGGGTAACAGAAATATTTCTATTTGAAGATTCATTTTTTGTTGGTCCCAATTCATGAGTTGCCTGATCCAAAGATTTATTAATACTAATCACATTGTTTTCAAAGTCTATATCTTCCCAATGTAGGGCGGTTATTTCACCGATTCTAGCACCTGTAAGGAAGGCAGTAAGGATAATATATCGGCTAGTGTATCTGGGTTGTAAGTTGTTTTCACACTCTTTTAGCGTTTTTTCAATCTCTTCCGCATTTAAGTAAATGACATCTCGTTTTTTTGATTTATTGCCTGTAACTTTAACATTGGCTGTAAAGTCTTTGTTTAGTAGACCGTCATTAATAGCGTATTGAATGCATGCTCGAATAGTAGCGTTTAATTTACGTGTAGATTCTGGAGCATGGTGTTTGCCAAAGTCCGTTATTATCTTTTGGTATTCAATTCTATGAATATCTTTAATTTTCTCAATACCAAAATATTTTTTGACATGTTTAATATAAACTCGATATCTACGTTCTGTAGCAGGACGTACACCAGGAAGTCTAAAGGTAGCAATCCATTTTTCAAAATAGGTAGCAAATTCAGGATTTTTAGTTACATCAACACCAGATATGGCTTCTGATTCAAGTTTTATCCCGTACTGAGTAGCTTCTGCTTTAGTTCTAAAACCACCTTTTGATTTTTGCTTTAGTTTTGAAACTTGTTTTTGACTTTTGGGATCATATATTGCATATCTTTTACTAAAACGAACTGTCCATGTTTTACCTCTTTTATAAACTTGTGCCATTAATATACCTCCTTCAGAACATCAGTTCTTTTGAACTGTAAAAATAAAACCAGCGTTAACTGGTTGTATCTTAATAAAATTTATATTCGTTATAGTTAGTAAATCTAGAGTGACCTAGAGCTTTATTTCCGCCTGTGTAAAAGGCAAGATAAATACCACGTTTTTGATCTTCGGGTTGGATATCCATCCCAGAAGTTGCCATAGAACGCAAAACTAAATTCGAAATAGAATTACCAACTTTGGTTTTTGCTGCATCGTCTAAGTTCATAAAGCTTTCGTCAACATAAACATAGGCTTGGGTATCACTCTTAATGTCAATTTTTTCAACATAAGTTGAATAATCGTAATTATGATTACCATTATTGGCATCATCTTGGTTGCCTTTTAAATCTTGAACTAATTGATTGTTAGCTTTTTTTATTTGGATATTACGTTCATCATTAGAACTTGAGTCACTATTGTTATCTTATTTACTAGATTTTTGTGAAGAACTGTAATTATTGTTGGACTCTTCCGACACCTGATCCGATTTTGAAGGAAAGACAAAAATAGTTACTAACATTAAAACCAAAGATATAGCAGAAATAGCTCCAGAAAGTTTTAAAGCTTTTTTCGATAAAGTTGGCTGCTTTTTTTCTTTGACAGACTGCCAGGCAAAATAGAGGGGAAGAGCTGAAACTACAAAGATAAGCATAAAGATCCACGTAAATATATTACTCATAATTTTTCTCCTATTTATATAAAGTTATAAAATAATAAGCATTAACATTCAGCTTTTATAGTCATCAGTATTGGACGTAAAAATTAAGCCCGCTCCTCAAGTAAGTAGTAACAATCTCTAGGGATGCCGAAAGCTTGAGCGAAGGTGTACATATTATAGAAGTAAATATCGTGTAAGTCGCAATATTCAGTTAAAAGATACAAACTGAACTCATTTGCTTCTCGTTCTAAGCGAATACTGTTTACCGAACTAGAATGGTATTCGCTTTTTTCGTGTCCTAGAAATAGATGTCCCAACTCATGACCAATAATAAAAGGAATTTCATCTATATTTTTCCAGTTAGCGTTAATTACGGCAGTGCGATACTCGGGGAAAGCTTCGGAAGGATCATCGTTTTTTGCGGCGTAAGAGAAAGTAACACCGTACTGATGATCCAGAGCGTAATTCATTAACCACCTAATTACTTGATTTCTAGCTGCTGTTTTTTGTTCTGGTGTCTGATACATGGGCTATTGGTCCTTTTTTGGAAGATTATGTTTTTCTGCGTACTGTTGGGCCAGTAAGCGGAAAGTATCGTTCAAATCTTCCGAAATGACTCCTTTATAGGGCAGACCAAGATCTTCGTAATTAAGCTCAGTAGAAGTATGAGTAGATGTCTGTCTTCCTAACAGTTCATCAACAGTTTTATCAAAAAAATCAGCAATGAGTAATAAAGTCTGGTTACTCGGCTCTCTTTTATTAGTTTCGTACATTCCTAATGTACTAGTTGCAATTCCTAAGCGATCAGCAAGCTGCGCTTGTGATAAGCCTCTGGATTTTCTTAAGTTAGATATATTTTCTCCAAGTGAAGCCATATAGCTGCCTCCTATATCACTATTTGTCATTATAATATCACAATTAGTGATATTATTTTATATTAAATCACAAAAAGTGTTGACTTATCACAAAACGTGATATATTATAATCACAGAACGTGATTGCGAGGTGAGGAAATGAATGAAATTTTAATCAGATTAAGAAATGAACGCCATTTAAGCCAAGAGGAGGTAGCTAAAGAAATTGGATTAAGTCAATCGATGTTGTCCTCTTTAGAGCACGGATCTAGAGAAGGCAGTGATACTACCAAAATTAAAATAGCTAAATTTTATGGTAAATCTGTAGATTATATTTTTTTTGCAAGTAAAATCACGTAATGTGATAAATACGATTTTAAATAGAAAAGAGATGCCGTATGAAAGATTTAATTCAAATAAAAGTAGAAAACGATCAGCAACTAGTAAGTGCACGAGATTTACATAAAGCTTTAGGGTTTAAAAAGAAATTCAGTGGATGGTGGGAGCAAAACCAAGATCAGTTTGAAAAAGGTATTGATTTCAACGAGGTACCAAAAGGTTACATCGTTGAAAGTGGCAATGGAACAACGAGAGCATATGACGATTATTGGTTAACAGTTGATACCGCTAAAGAACTTTGCATGATGTCTAGAACTGAAAAAGGTAAGACAATCAGAAAATATTTCATTCAAGTCGAAAAGAATTGGAACTCACCAGAAATGGTAATGAACAGAGCGTTGCAAATCTCGAAGACTAGGATCGAAAAGCTGGAAGCAGATAATAAAAGCCTTTCTTTACAACTTGAAGAAAGCAATAAGAAGGCTAGCTACCTGGATATCATTTTAGGAACGCCAGATGCATTAGCGATTACGCAGATTGCCGCTGATTATGGTTATGGTGCAGTAAACTTCAACAAACTTCTAAAACAAGTTGGTATTCAGCATAAAGTTAATGGCCAATGGATTCTTTACAAGGTCTATATGGGCAAAGGCTATGTAGTAAGTCAAGCTTTCACTTTTAAAGATCATTTAGGCAAGGACAGAAGCAAGACAACTACTTATTGGACTCAAAAGGGAAGAAAGCTTATCTACGATGTGCTTAAAGACAATAATATTCTGCCGTTAATTGAACGTGACGATATTGCATAGGGACGTAATCATGAAAATAAAAAAGTTAACTACAAATCAATTGAAAAAATCACGTGAATATCTATTCACTAAACGCTTGAGTGCTACTAACAAAGAAGAATGGCAAGAGTATGCTGATATGTCCGATGAGGTGAGTAAAGAGCTTCAAGTGAGAGTTTTATAAAAAAGGAGAAAAACTATGGAGATTATTATCCCTCCTGAACAATTAAAAAAAGCAATCAAAGAAGCTGTGATCGACATGGGACTTGTTCCTAAATCCACGTTAGTTGGTCGATCTATAGGAATTGATGAATTTAGAAAAAAATATTGTGGTGGTCGCAGTAGGGCTTGGGTTAAAGAAGAAATTTTTTATAAATTCAAGCCTGATTGGGTAGATAACATTCATCCCGGACGGGGAAGAAAGATAACCATTTTTGAATATCCTGCTGCTGAATGG